ACAGCTACGCGCGCGCGCCCACATTCGACCTCGAAAAAATTAACACGGACGTCGCCGACCCCTGGGCACGGGATGGCGCCCAAACGGCCCCGGATACCTCGCCACGCCGCGCCAATGCTGGATCTACGGTGGCGCCCATGCCGGGCGTGAACGTCAACATCCTGGCTCTGGACCTTGGCACAAAGCTGGGCTGGGCGATGCTGCCCCGCGGTGGCCAGATTACCCACGGCACCGAATCGTTCGCGCCGCGCAAGTCCTGGTCGCCCGGGCAGCGCTGGCAGCGGTTCCGCACGTTCCTGCATGAGGTGGTCTCGCGCCACAACATCCACGTCATCGCCTACGAGGACGTCAAGCGCCACGCCGGCACGGACGCCGCGCACGCCTACGGCGCCTTCCTGGCGCTTACCGAGCTGGTGGCCGACAGCCACCGCGTGCGCCTGGTGCCGGTGGGTGTGGGCACGATCAAAAAGCACTGGACGGGGAAGGGCAACGCCGACAAGGCAGCCATGGAAGCCCAGGCGCGCGCCTGCGGATTCCGGCCCGATACCGACAACGATGCCGACGCCCTGGCCATCCTGCACTGGGCAGTGGAACAGGAGCGCAAAGCATGAGCGGGCTAGACGTACTGATCCGGGTCGATCGAGATCACCAACTGCTTGGCGTCCTCCATGGCCTCGGCCTCAGTGGTGCGGACCTGGCCGGTGTATACGCTGCGGGTGCGCACAGCATCGGGGCGGTGGGCCGTCAGCGCGACGAAACCTTCGTAGCCGTCGACATGCTCTTCGACGCCGGGTATGCGGCTGATCGGGTCTTCGTTGTTCGAGCCGCCAGTATGGATGGAGACGGGGATAGACATGGTTCACCTATGAAGAAGTTGAATTCTTCATCTTACCCGCACGCATGGGGCGTATTTCGATGACCTGGACACACCAAACCGAGCGCGGTGACCCGCTCAAGGTGCTGGAGCGCCGCCAAGAAGCTTCGCGGGCGCGCACCTGTGCCGGCTGCAAGCAAATCCGCCTGATCACCAGCCCCTTCGGCGGTCGCCGAGTTCTGCGCTGCGCCCTGGGCGAGGAGATCGGCCAACGTTGTTCGAAGTACGAGGAGCGCACCGCGCCATGAAGACGCCGAAATTGCTGTTGGATCGCCTGCCGGCCGACTTCCATGAACGCCTCTGCAACTGGGGAGAGGTCATGCGCGACCGCCACCGGCGCGCGGTGTCGCCCACTTACCAGGTGTGCCGCGACTTGGCCCGCAGGGCAGGGCAGACCCGCAACCTGGAGAACGACGCGGTGCAGGAATGGGACGAGGCCGACGCCGGCCTCATCGAACGGGCCTGGAGCCTGGCCGCGTCCTATCGCATGCACCCGCAGGCGCCGCTCCTATTGCGCGCCTACTACGTGATGGGGCAGCCGCCGTACCTCATCTGCCGCATGCAAGGCATCCGCGCCCGGGAGTTTGATGACATTCTCGTGCGCTGTGTGGCATATTTTCAGCAGTTTGTTGCGCAATTCGAGAATCGCCTGCATAATTCTGCTCAATCCGTGATGACTACCGTCTGACGACGAGACCCGATGCCCGCAGGCGGACGTCGCGCGTCCGGAAGAAACAAGCCCCGAGCCAATGGCCGGGGCTTTTGCTTTATGGCTTCGTTTTCGTCAAGTTGTACCAGGTTCTCCCCGCAGACTCCGTCACCAGCACTTGATATTTCAGCTGCGTAGTTGCGGCAGCAATCTTGGCTCTCTCCAAAACTTCGCTACGCTTGAGAGCCGAGTTGACGAGGTTGTATTCGGCCGGCGGGAGGTCGTACTCCGTTCCGTCGTCCGAGACGATCGTTTTCTTGAATCCATGTTTGGCCATAGCCCCATGGAGTTTCTCGTAGTCGTCCCACTCTCCATCCACGAGGACGACGCGCACTGTGTAGCTTGCCATGACACCTCCAGTTGAAAACGGAAGGGTAAGCGTAACACGCAGTTTCATTTAGAAAATCTGTGGGCACCGCCCACTCAACGCGGAATCGATGCCTGCGGCGTCGCTCCCAGAGGGACCGCGCCATGGCACGACCATCCAAGTACCAGCCCGGGTTCGCCGAGCAGGCCACCAAGCTTTGTCGCTTGGGCGCCACCGACAAAGACCTGGCCGATTTCTTCCATGTGACCGAGCGCACGCTGAACACCTGGAAGAAGCAGATTCCCGAGTTTCTTCAGGCCCTAAATGGGGGCAAAGCCCTGGCCGACGCAGAGGTGGCCGACAGGCTCTACCAGCGCGCCCTGGGCTACACGCATGCCGAGGACGACATCCGGGTATGCGACGGGGTGATCGTCACGACGCCCACGACCAGGCACTACCCGCCGGATACCACGGCCTGCATCTTCTGGCTGAAGAACCGGCGCCCGGACCTCTGGCGCGATAAGCCGGACCCGACTAACGACGACAACGCGCCGCCGCCGGTCAAGGTGGTGATCGAGGTGGTGAACGCGAGCGTCCCTGATGCCGACGCTTAACCAGCCCCAGGCCAGGTTCCTGGCGCTGCCGCACAAGTTCCGCGCGTTCGTCGCCGGCTTCGGCAGCGGCAAGACCTGGGTCGGTGGGGCCGGCCTGTGCCGTCACGCCTGGGAGTTCCCGCGGGTCAACTCGGGGTACTTCGCGCCGACCTACGGCCAGATCCGGGACATCTTCTATCCGACGATCGAGGAGGTCGCCCACGACTGGGGCCTGGCCGCCAAGATCAACGAGTCGAACAAGGAGGTGCACCTGTTCGCCGGCCGCAAGTACCGCGGCACGGTGATCTGCCGGTCGATGGAGAAGCCGGGCGATATCGTCGGCTTCAAGATCGGCAAGGGGCTGATCGACGAGCTGGACGTGATGAAGGCGGACAAGGCCGCGCTGGCCTGGCGCAAGATCATTGCCCGCCTGCGCCACACCGCGGCCGGCCTGATCAATGGCGTGGACGTGACCACGACGCCCGAGGGCTTCAAGTTTGTCTACCAGCAGTTCGTCAAGCAGGTGCGCGAGCGGCCCGAGTTGGCCGCGCTGTACGGCCTGGTGCAGGCCAGCACCTACGAGAACGGCAAGAACCTGCCCGAGGACTACATCCCGTCGCTGCGCGCGAGCTACCCGCCGCAGCTGATCGCGGCGTACCTACGCGGGCAGTTCACCAACCTGACCAGTGGTAGCGTCTACGCGAACTTCGACCGGCGCCTGCACCATACGGACGCTGCCGAGGAGCCGCACGAAGAACTGCACATCGGCATGGACTTCAACGTTCTGAACATGACGGCCACGGTCAACGTGATCCGGGCCGGCCTGCCGCTGACGGTGGGCGAGTTGACGAAGGTCAGGGACACGCCGGAAATGGCCCGGATGCTGAAGGAACGGTTCAAGGACAAGGGGCACGGCGTCACGATCTATCCGGACGCCAGCGGCGGCAACACCAGCAGCAAGAACGCGAGCGAGTCGGACCTGAGCATTCTGCGCAAGGCCGGGTTCACCGTCCGCGTAAACAGCCGAAATCCGGCCGTGAAGGACCGCATCAACGCCGTGAACGGCATGCTGCTGAACGACGAGGGCGCCAGGCGCTGGCTGGTCAATACCGATCGCTGTCCGACGCTGACCGAGGCGCTGGAGCAGCAGGCCTACGACAAGAATGGGGAACCGGACAAGTCCACTGGGCACGACCATCCGAACGACGCTCAGGGCTACTTCCTAGTGCACCGCTACCCGATCACGCCCACCGGCATGAGCCGCATCAAACTTTCAGGAACCTGACCATGCCCGTCGACAGCAAACACCCCCTCTGGCTGGCCAACCAGCTGCGATGGGAGCGCTGCCGTACCGCACTGCAGGGCCAGGATGCCGTGCACGCGGCCGGCGAGAAGTACCTGGCCAAGCTGGCAGGGCAGGACAAGGCGGAGTACGACGCCTACAAGGGCCGTGCGCTGTTCTACGGCGCCACGGCCCGCACCGAGGAAGCGTTGATCGGGATGGTATTCCGCAAGGAACCCACAGTGACGCTGCCGGCTGCGCTGCAACCGATGATCGAGGATGCCGACCTGGCGGGTACGCCGGTGGACACCTTCATCGAGAACGTGACCAAGGAGGTGATCGACGTCACCCGGGTGGGCGTTCTGGTGGATTACCCGGTGGCCAGCGGTGAGTTCATGACCGTGGGCCAAGCCCAGGCCGCCGGCATGCGCCCCTACCTGGCCACCTACAAGGCCGAGGCGATCATCAACTGGCGCACGGCCCGCGTGCGTGGCGTGAACCAGCTGGTGCTGGTGGTGCTAGCCGAGTGCTACACCGAGCAGAAAGACGAATTCACCGCTGAGGAAAAGACGCAGTATCGGGTGCTGGATCTCCAGGATGGTGCATACCGCGTCCGCATCTACCGTACCGACCTGAACACGCCGGCGTTCGAGTACATGCCGATGATGAGCGGAAAGCGGCTTCCCTATATCCCCTTCGTCCTGATCGGGCGCAACGGCGAGGCGATCGACCCGCAGAAGCCGGTGCTGCTGGACCTGGTCGACGTGAACATGTCGCACTACCGCGGCACCGCCGACTACGAACACGCGCTGCACTTCACCGCGCTGCCAACTGCGGTGGTGACTGGGCACGAGCTCCCGTCGGGCCAGTCCCTGAAGATCGGCTCGTCCGAGGCTTGGGTATTCACCGAGGCCGACGCTCGGGCGCAGTACCTGGAGTTCTCCGGGCAGGGCCTGGACAGCATCAAGGTCAGCCTGGATCGCAAGGAGGGCATGATGGC